CAGAGACAGACCGACCGGACCAGACGCGGGCATAAAAAAAGCGCCCCGTAGGGCGCTTAACTAGTTAACCTTGGTTACCTACTTGGTAACCTTTAAGGCTGCGAACATGCCGTCTTTAAAACCAGCCTTAACTAGTGCGGTAAACCTTTGGCCTTTGTAAGGTTTTAAGCCTAACAATTGACCTCCCCAATCATGCTTTAGGCGATCATTGTCTTTTGATTTCATACCTAATGCCTCACCGCTACTACTGTTTAGCTCTTCTACCTCAGCCTCATTAGCGCAATGCAATGGTTCGCCCGACTGTTGAGCTTCGATCACATAGCCAATAAATTTAGTGTGCCAATTGCTGCCGCCTATAACCTCTAAGAATAGCGGTAGCCTAGCCATCTCAGCGTCATTGATGGTTATTGTCCCAACCCAATTACTAGCTTTGATTGTACTGCCGTTAGACTTACCCTTAGCCACATTTAACAAATCCGCTAGCGTTGGTTCCGCCTTGACTCCCTTACGTTGGTCAACTGCCTGCGCCGCTTCACTTGCTGACTGTGTTACTTGCTTCTTTGCTGATACTGCCATGTTACATTCCTCGATTAGTTAGTTTAGTTAGTTAGCCAGCATACCGCCTGACTAGGTACATTCTAACCCAGCTAAATATAGATCACAACATATTTAATTAGCTAGCTAGCTAGGCTATAAGACTAGGGACTACCCTATAATTGGCATAGCCCTTGCCTATGCAATAGGTGTGCCAAGACCCCCATACCCCCTTGCCGCCGCGCGACCCACCCACCCGCTCACCTTTCCTTGTTCCAGCCTCAAAGTTGCATGTATTTTTGCTATGGGTCCCCACCCCAAAAAATTTTGCGAAAAAATTTTACGAAACGGGTTTTTTAGGGTTACTATTGCCACAAATCCTTTCGCACAGGACCAAGACCCATGCCCCAGCAACCTCTTTACATGACTCGACGAATGTATCACGGTGGCCCACTTGAGCGCGATCGTGAGTTCGAGATGATGCAAGAAGATTACGATGCTGAAGTCGCAAAGGCCGGGGGCAGCGGTGCAGGACTCGCTGGTTTTTTAGCCAATCTCCGTGATCTCGCGTTAGGCGATGAAACGATGGGATTGATGGATATTATGCGGCGGGGCGGTGCGCAAAATGTTCCTGAAGGGTATTACTCTGAGCGTGTTGAAATGTACGGGGATGATCCTCGTATGTTCGATATTCCTGAAGAGATTTTAATTGCTGCAGGGGTCATGGGACCTGGAAAGGGTAAGGGTATTACTAGCTTAATTGACGAAGCGAAAGAGGTAAGTCGGTTAGGCGAGTCGATGCGCGGAAAGAAACCGGCGATAGAATCCCCGGAGCGCGGACGAGATTTCGATAGAGAGCCGATGACTGGACGTGAGTTCTTAGGTTACGATACAGGTCGTACGATGTCGGATAAAGATCTCAACAGAGGTCGTACGATGTCGGATAAAGATCTTGAGATGCAGAAAATGCGGGATGCGCTCAATACGAAACCAGGAAAGACTAGAGGTGCGTCACCCGAGGAAATTTTAGAAGGGATACGTCGAGGACGATCCAAGCCCCGTGTGTCTTCAAAACCTGACTATCGTGGACGCAAACCGGAAAAAAGATCTAAGGGAGGAAAGCCCGGACTATACGCAAATATTCACGCGAAGCGTAGGCGTATTGCAGCAGGCTCTGGTGAGCGGATGCGAAAGAAAGGTGAGAAAGGCGCACCGACCGCTGAGAATTTTAGGCAAGCCGCGAAGACTGCGAAGAAGGCAGGCGGCGGTCATTTGATGAACATGGGTTATTACGGTAAGTCTTACCGATGAGTGAAAATGAAAATGCGAGAAGCATTAGAACTAACGGTTCTTGGTGAAAAAACTAACTCTATTTTCACGTTAGAAAAGTTACTCAAGACTTTACCGCAAACCCAGTGTAAGGTTGAACATTATTTCGCGAACGACGTATACGTTCGTTGTTTTTATCTACCGTCGGGTGTTGCGGCGAGTAGTTATATTCATCGCAAGCCTTGCGTCACTATCATGCCGTATGGAAGGGTGCGAACGATCACAACACTTCAAGACCATGAAAAAGTGCAAGAGATCGAAGGGTTTAATATCTTCGAGTCACCTGCAGGGATGAAACGCGCAATATATGGGATCGAAGATTCAGTTTGGATCACGACCCATCCCAACCCAGAAAATATCCGAGAGCCTGAAAAGTTGATTGAATATTTTACAATCTCGCCTAAAGAGTTATTGGAGAAAAACTAATGTCATTTGCCATTACTGCTTCAGTTGTCGTTGCTGTAGGAACGACTGCCTATAACTCACGTCAGGCTAGAAAGGCGCAAGAGAAACAAGAACGATCGAACTTAATCCGCAAAATGACAATCGAGGGCCAAGCGCCTGAGCTTTTAGACGTAGGTCAAGAGGTCGTTGGTCAGCCGATCATGGGTAGTGATATTTCTGAGGCATTACAACAGTTGCGGTACGATCCGAATGCAGGTTTTATGCAGATGCTAGAAACGCAGCAGATGCCAGCGGAGCAAGAGATTCCTCCTGAAATACTTGAACAGCTTATGATGGAACAGCAGTCGCAATACGCGCACGGTGGTCCTGTAGGTTTTCCCGAAGATACTTATTACTTCGACGTAGAAGATATTCAGGCGATGATGGCTGAAGCTGATCCGATGATGCAGAACGTTGGTGCAGGACTTATGGCTCAGATGGGTCCAGGTATGGGTGCAGTGCCAGCGACACCAAGTCAGTTACAGATGATGGCCGAAGGTGGTTTAGTCGGTAATCAAGATGAGATTGATAAGAATAATAACGGGCGTATCGATGCACAAGATTTTAAGATCCTTCGTCGTAGGGACGGTGGAGATCTTGATCCTGATTACCTAGAAGAGATTCCAATAGATTTAGATAACATTGTTGAAGAGATTCCCTTCAACGTAAATATGCTAACGACTGAAGCGAAGGACGTTGGTCCTGAGTACGATGAAGTTGTTATGTTGCGTAAGGGCGACAGGGAAGAGCTGGTCGAAGGCCGAGATTATTTTATTGTTAATGGCGAATTTATGTGGCCGTGGGAAGTTGACGAATATCTTCTTAAAGGAACTTCTTTGCGCAGAGAGAACATTAGTGATTTACAAGCAAACGCGGCCGCTCTCGGTCGAACTTATTCTGATGAAGAGTTAAGACGGTTAATCGAAAAATGAGAGGATATTAATATGGGAGAGCCATACAGACGACCTTTAATAGCATTAGACTTCGAGAAAGAGCAAAGAAAAAAGAAACGTCAGGCAGGACGCGCAAGACGAGGAGCTGCTGGTCGGCGCATGCAAAACGGTGGTAAAGTGAAGAGCAAGAAGAAGTCTTATCGAGGAGCTGGTTGCGAGATTCGTGGCTAACATACTTGATGAACTCAAGGCTATTGATCTTTCGTACTTATCGAAAGAGGAAGCCAAAGAGTTCACTCTTCTTCTCGAAGAATTAGAAAAGCGGGAAACGCAAGAACGGACTTCGGAGAACTTCTACGAGTTCGTAAAAGCGATCTGGCCCGACTTTATTCACGGCGAGCACCATCGAAAGATGGCGGCGGCGTTTGATGACATTGCTTCTGGCAAACTGAAGCGTTTGATTATCAATATGCCGCCTCGACATACCAAGTCTGAGTTCGCCTCACACCTTTTTCCTGCGTATCTTTTAGGAAAAAACCCTAAGCTCAAGATTATCGAAGCAACGCACACGGCTGATTTGGCAATTAACTTTGGTCGTAAGGTCCGTGACTTAATTGACACTGAAGAATATGCGGGAATCTTTCCGCGTACAGAGCTAAAAGCAGACTCACGGAGCGCGGGTAAGTGGCTCACGAGCCAAGGCGGAGAGTATTACGCTTCTGGTATCGGCGGTGCGTTAGCAGGTCGTGGTGCTGATCTGTTCATTATCGACGATCCACACTCTGAACAAGATGCATTTTCGGATCGAGCGTTAGAAGAAGCGTACGATTGGTTCATGACAGGTCCTCGACAGCGTCTTCAGCCGGGAGGCGCGATCGTTATTGTCATGACTCGCTGGTCGAAAAAGGATTTGACTGGCAAGTTAGTGCGAAAAATGATGCAAGAGAAGGCCGCAGACCAGTGGAAAGTGATCGAGTTCCCTGCGATCTTGCCTAGCGGCAATCCACTTTGGCCCGAGTTCTGGAAACTTGACGAATTAGAAACGATTCGTGCGTCAGTTCCACCGTCGAAATGGGCAGCGCAGTATATGCAGCGGCCAACAGGCGAAGGGATTTCGATCATTCCGAAGGAATGGTTCAATATTTGGCCTAATGACAACCCACCTAACTGCGAATATTTGATTCAAAGTTACGATACGGCGTTTTTAAAGAATGAACGTGCTGACTTTACGGCAATAACTACGTGGGGTGTCTTCTATCCAGAGGGGAAAATTGACGATGAGTTGTATAACGGCGAAGAAGCGCACCTCATTTTGTTAGATTGTATAAAAGAACGCTTCGACTTTCCTGAATTAAAGCGCGAAGCGATGCGATTGTACGAACATTGGGAGCCTGATACAGTAATTATCGAAACAAAAGCCTCGGGTATTCCGCTAACGCAGGAATTACGGCGGCTTGGCATCCCGATTAACACGTATTCACCGAATCGTGGGCAAGATAAGATTGCGAGATTAAACTCAGTTAGCCCGATTTTTCAAGATGGCAAAATTTGGGTGCCAGATAACCGCTGGGCTGAGGAGTTGATGGAGGAAGTTACTGATTTTCCTAACGGAGAGCACGATGATTTGGTTGATGCGACGACATTAGCCCTTATGCGCTTTCGAGCAGGAGGATTTTTGCAGTTAAAATCTGATTTTTCGGATGAAGAAGAGTATTATCCGAGGGTTAGAGTATATTATTAACGAAAATCTAGGTAAGGTTGCCGATTATGGCCGACATGCAAGATTATTTAGACGACGAGTTCGTAGAAATCGAAGTAGATGGGTCGCCTGACCTAGACGAAGGCATAGAAGTTTACTTCGACGAGGAAGGAACTGCGAATATCGGGTTTGATCCGAACGAAGAGTTCCAAGACGACTTCGATGATAACCTTGCTGAGTTCTTAGACGGAGGAGAACTAGGTCGAATCTCTTCAAAATTAATTTCTTTGTACGAAGAAGACATTGATTCTCGTAAAGATTGGTACGAAACGTTTAAAGACGGTCTTGATCTCTTAGGTATTAAGTCTGATCCGCGAAGTGAGCCGTTTGAAGGCTCAAGTGGCGTGTATCATCCGTTACTTGCCGAAGCTGTAACGCAATTTCAAGCACAAGCCTATAAAGAATTACTGCCAGCCGGTGGTCCTGTAGATACTCGCGTACTTGGTCGTGTTACTGACCCTAAGTTGATGCAGGCTAATCGCGTTAAAAACTTCATGAACTATCAGATCGTGTTCAAGATGGAAGAATACGATCCTGAAATGGATCAGTTGCTGTTTTACCTTCCGCTTTCTGGGTCTGCGTTTAAAAAGTCTTACTATGATCCGACCGTTGGTCGAGCGGTTTCGCGTTTCGTGAAATCAGAAGATCTAGTCGTGCCTTATTACACGACTGACTTGATTACAACGCCACGAATCACTCACGTCATCCACATGACAGAGAACGACCTTAAAAAGCTCAAGCTTTCTGGGTTTTATCGCGATACGGCGATGTCTTCTCCGTCAATGATTAATGAAACGGCGATTAACGAAAAGATTGATGAGTTAGAAGGGCTTTCTCCGTCGGGACAAGACCGAGAGTTTACGCTTTTAGAGATGCACGTCGAGTTAGACCTTGAAGGCTTCGAACATACCGACGAAGACGGTGAACCTACGGGTATAGCGATTCCTTATATCGTGACAATCTGCAAAGACACTAACGAAGTGCTTAGTATTCGTCGTAATTACTCATCGATGGATCCGTTACGCAAGAAGATTGAGTATTTTACGCATTATAAGTTTTTACCAGGGTTGGGGTTCTACGGATTCGGCCTAATCCACATGATTGGCGGTGTAACGAAATCAGCGACTTCGATTCTTCGGCAGTTGATCGACGCAGGTACGCTTTCTAACTTACCGGCAGGGTTTAAGTCTCGAGGACTAAATATCCAACGTTCAGACGACCCAATTCAACCCGGAGAGTGGCGTGATGTTGACACTCCCGGAGGCACAATCCGTGATTCTTTTTTGCCGCTACCTTATAAAGAGCCAAGCGGTACTTTAGCGAATTTACTTGGAGTCTTAGTCGAGTCAGGCAAGCAATTTGCATCTGTTATCGATTCAGGAGCTAGTGATCAAAATCAAAACGCTCCTGTAGGTACAACGATCGCCATGCTTGAACGCGGCCAGCGTGTTGTTTCCGCAATCCACAAAAGACTACATTATGCGCAGAAGAACGAGTTTAAGATTCTCAAGCGCATCTTCGGTGAGGTATTACCGCCGGAATATCCGTATCAGGTACAGGGAGCACAACAAACAGTATTCAAAGAAGACTTTGGTAATCAGGTTGATGTTGTTCCTGTATCTGACCCTAATATTTTTAGTACAACGCAAAGAATTATTCTTGCGCAAACGCAGCTGCAATTAGCGCAAAGTGCGCCGCAGATTCATAATCTGAAGTCCGCTTTCCGTAAAATGTATCTCGCGCTAAACGTTCAGGATATCGACGAGCTTTTACTTCCCGAAGTTCAAGCAGCTCCGAAAGATCCTATACAAGAAAACCAAGACGCTTTGATGAACACACCGTTACAAGCGTTTATTCAGCAAAATCACGATGCGCATATTCAAGCGCACTTAGCTTTTTCACAGAATCCTGCAACAGCTCAAAACGCTGCAGCGGTACAGGCCCTGAATGCACATATACAACAACATCAGGCGCTGAAGTATCGACTACAAGTACAAGAGATTCTGGCACAGCAAGGTATTCAATTACCACAGCCAGATCAAGCAGGTAACTTACCACCAGTGCCTCCTGAATACGAAAACATGATTGCGATGGCGGCAGCACAGGCTACGCAACAGATCACAGGTCAAGAGCAAGCCTTACAACAGGCTATGGAAGTTCCAGACCCACAACGTGAGATGTTCGAGCAACAGCTGCAACTTGAAGTTGAAAAGCTCAGACTCCGCGAGAAAGAGCTTGATCAGAAGACCGAAATCGAAGTCGAGAAGATCGATTCTCAAGAACGTCAGACAGATATTAGAGTCGCTGCAGACTTGCGTCAAGCAGAGCTTCGCGATGAGCGAGCAGCCGACACTAATTTAACAAACTTAGCAAGGGTAGTTCGTGAGTCAAGAGAGCAGGAGTAAGTGCCGCATCTAATAAGTAACATCCCGCATTTTAATTGCTGGATTAGAAAAGAATTTACGTGTAATCATCTGGACTATCATGGCGAGTATTTACATGCAATCGCTATTGCGGTAAATACGATCCCTGATAGATGTCTTTCATTCCAAGTAGTTTTTACAGGATATGAGTGGGATCAGGATGAAGACACAGAAAACATACACGGTGGTGCTATGTGGGCACGAATGCCTATCACCGCTTTAGTAGCAGATGCTATGCTGGAGGAAATGCCAGAACCGATGGCAACTCACTTTGCACAGCCTTGGGATTGTAGTTCTCGAGATCATGAAGTTATTGTGATCGATCGAGTTTCGTCTAGTCCTTGGCTTTGTAAAATTAATGATGAGTTTCACACGGGAAAGTATTTGTTTACTGTAGACTACACCGGAAACGATATCGCTGATGATCCTGCACAACATAAGCAAAGTCATGTGATTCAGCTAATAGACGCTGGAAAGTGGACAGGTAATATTGTAGCGTTACCTAACAACCGCGTTAGAGCAACTAACCCAGCATTATGGGAAACTGGTTCAGGAGCACCTGACTTTCATCCTAGTCAACATGTACATAGTGCAGAAATTGACGATAGCTACATGGATTCCAACGTAACGTTTAACAATCTCTATTCAGAAGGAGAAAAATAATGGCTGGATACAAAAAGAACAAAAACATGCCTAAGAAAATGAAGTTAGGTGGTCGTCTAATGAAGAAAAACAAAAACATGCCTAAAAGAATGAAAAAAGGCGGCAGGACTGGAGGTAAATCTAAATGAGGTTCGTAA